GAACTGGAGCCCACTTTTCTTTAATTTCCTCAGTTAAATACATTTTGTTTCTCCTTAATTTTTTGTACAAAAGTTATTAATTCTATTATTTATGAAAATTTAGAAATTGTTGCTAAAATTGCGTCCATCTCGCTTGAAACTTCTGCCTTCTTAGTAGATTCTGTTGTTTCTTCATTAATCTCAGCTTTCTTATCTTCAGATGGGAAGTAATTCTCTACTAAAGTAGCGATTGCTTCTTTATATTCATCTTCTGACTTAAAATCAACCTCTTCTGAAAGAGTGCGAATCTTCTCTACTTGAGTAGATGCCAATTCACTAGTAGCCTCTGTGAAAAGAGTTGCTTTTTTCATTTCTGAAATTTCTTTGGACATTTCAATCTTAGAGTTTACTTCGTCATCCAACTTAGTTTCTAACTCTTCAATCTTAGATGCCTGTTCTCCGATAACATCATACTTGTCCTCAGGAACATCGATATAATGAGATTCGAATAGATCTTTAAGACCATCAATAAACTCTTCAGTAACCTCAGTCTTGAGACCAGTTTCAATAGCAAGTTTATTCTCTTCCATCCATTCAGTAACAACATAGTCAAGATAACCATCTAGGTTTTCAATCATCTCTTTAGAGAAAGTTTCCATTCTCTCTTCAATCTTAGCTTCAACAGTCTCTTCAATCTTTTTAGCCTCATCCTTAACATGAGATTTTACGGCAGCCTCAAAGATAGTAGTTGCTTTAGTGCGGAAATCCTCAGAAAGTTCTTCGCCATTGAAAAGAGCATCAACATCCTCGGATACATCAACAGAAATCTCTGCTTCTTCCTTAGCTTCTTGCTTCTTAGCTTTGACTTTCACTTCTTCCTCTTCCTCTTCCTCTTCCTCTTCGTCCTCGTCTTCGTCTTCCTCGTCCTCAGCTACTTCTTCCTTCTTCTTAGCTTCCTCGATTTCATCCTCGGCGATTTCTTCAGATTCAGAAACAACTTCCTCTTCTTCAGCGATAGCTTCCAGCTTTCCATCCTCAAGCATATCTTCTGCTTCTTCTACAGCAAGTTCTACGTCACCATCAACACTCTTATAAGTGCCTTCTGATAACTCTAGAATCTCACCTGATTCAGTTTTCAGTTTCATATTGTTCTCCTTAAAAATTGCATTTTTTAAAAAATAAATTCTGTTCTATGATTATTTATAAGTTTTTTGATTTTATAGAGTATTTATAAACGAATCAAATACTTTTATCATCTTTTCTTCTAGTTCTGGGGTTCTTGCTTTTGAAATCTCTTCATATGCTTCGGCAACATCTGCCTCTTTAAAGATTCCATTATCCCAGATCCATTCTTTTCCTTCCATAATACCATTAACAAAAGCATCGGGAGCCGAAGGATCAGCAACAATATCAGCTGCCGTTGCGAGATAGAAGTCATCTTGTACCACATTGATATTACCTTTCTTTTTCATTGAACCCATACCACGAGAAGATACACCTAATCTAGCACCTTCTTTGATAAGATTCTTTACGATGTTACCATAAGGCGTATCCATAATCTTAGCTTTACCGATGTAGTTATTACCATCTTGCTTTAATTCTGTAATCAAATGTGATACACGATCCAAGTTGATTGATGGTCCTTGTGGATGACCAAGTTCACCAAACGCACGATTTTCATTCACATACGTTTTAGTATAACGATCAACTTCTTTAGCCATTGTCTCACTTGGATATATACGACCATTTCTATTTTTTAACTCAGCCTGTAGAAAAACACCTTCGATGAAATAGTTCTTCTCTCCAGTCTTTTTAGACTCTTCTATTACCTGAGTTAAATCTTCTCTAACCTCTGTGATTAATCTCATCATTATACTCCTTAATCCATACCAAACGATTTACGTTTAGCCATACTCTTCTTGCGTTTCTTTAGAGCCATTCGTTGTTTACCAGCTTCTTTCTTACGAGTTTTAGCACCTTTTTTAGCAACTTTCTTACGCTTCACTAAACTCATTTTTCTATTCTTTTGTGATGCAGTAGTAATTTTCTTTTTTATTTTCTTTTTACCACGAACAACAAATTTGTATTTTTCATCAACTTCATCTTCATCTTCTTCGTCATCAGCTTCCCAATTAGCATCAACATAATCAAAGAATTCTTTCTTCTTATCACCATCTAATTCATCTGGTTCAGATACACCAAATTTTTTAAGTGCAGCCCTAAAAAATTTTTGATATTTTTCTTTGTCTCCCTTCTCTGATTCTGTAAGAAAATCAATAAAACTTAACATACTTATTCTCCTTGAGATTCGCCCTTCTTGAACATAGTTCTGGCAATATCTGTTTTTCTATCTGAGATAGAATTAAAAATTTTATTCTTTAATAAACTCGCAATTATATCTTTGAAATTACTAGCCTTTCCCGCTCTTGCAAAATTCAATGCATCTTTAACATTTACTTCACTCATAATTAATAATCCTCTTCTGGTTCTTTAAATTGTGGATCAGACATTTCATCTTTAATCTCTTTATTTAATTCTTCAATTTCTTCTTCAGTTTGCTGTAGTACATTCTTTCTAATCCAAGTATGAGAAACATACTTACCAGCATATTCTGAAATATCTCTAAGAATCTCCATTCTTTCACGAATCATCTCAGCTTCTTTTAATTCAGAGAAATAAGAATCCGACTTAAATTCAAAATTAATATATTCTTTGAATTCTTTCCAATCAACTTTAGTGATAATACCTTTAGAAATTAATTGCGCTCTAAGTAATTGATAGAATACTTCACTAAATCTTTTTCTTAATTTTTCAATGAATTTACTAAATTTAACTTCATCTCTACTAATCTCTGCCGCTCTACCAAGAGAGAAACCATTATCAGCTTCTATTCTTGATGATGGAACGTGTAATGCTTTATAAACCTTTTTCTGGAAATATAAAATATCTTCAATATCACCTAGATTTTGACCCCCAGGTAATGTAGTAATCTCTGTACCTTTACCACCTTCTCTACGAGGAAGCCAGAAATCTTCCATCATAGTCATTGTATCATTTACATCTTTTGTTGTGCCAGTTGAAGCATCATAAACAATCTTATTCTTATATTTATTCATAATGGTTCTTAAATATTCTTCAGCTCTTGATTTTGGTAAATTACCAACATCGATATAGAATACTCTTCTTTCAGGTGCTCTTGATAATCTATAGATAACCAACGCATCTTCAAGCATTCTTAATTGATTAATAGGTTTAATCGCCTTATGAATATAACTTAAAATATTATCACCATTCTCAGCTAATAATCCAGAATGGGCATAACAGATAGATTCATTAGCAATTTTTAGTGCTGACGTTGCTGCATTTCCTTCATTAGAATATAAGTAATATTCATCAACTCCAGTAATAATATCAACACCATCATTATTTTTTTCTTTTAATACTTCTCTAACTTTTCTTATGTTAGTTGGTTCAATCCAACGTAAATCTCTAATACCCTTTTTGAGATTGGATTCATCTACTACAATATGAAAGTATAATTTTCCATCAATATACCATTTTCTAAACCACTCTCCACCCTCTTTGTTGAAGTTGAGTAATTTGATAATCTTTTTGAATTCGTGAAGAATAGCATCTTTAATATTATCTGGTTGTTCTAACTTATCTAATATAATATTAACAGATTCTTCCCTAGGATCAAAAACGATAGCTTCATTTACGATATCATCAATAGCAGACTCAGCCTCAGGATGTTTTGAAACTTTACGATATCTTGAGATTAATTCTTCATCAGACTTATAATCAAAATCAAAATTAATTGTATAATCATTAATTCCACCACCGTTGATTATACTTGCACCATCCTCTTCTCTCGGAGGCACAAAAGATTTAGCAACTTTAGATTCATCTTTCTCTTTAAGTCGCTTTTCTAATCTATATCCAAACAAATCTATAGGCATATGTTATCCTTTCTATCTCATAATATATTAATATGTATATAGGGAGAAATCGATTAAAAATCTCCCTATATACAACATTATTAACTAATCAAACTAGATACTAATCCCGCTAGACCACCTGCTCCAACATTACCCACACCAGAGATGTGATAATCATATGCAAATGTTACTGTATATTCTGCAATAGAATCATTGGTTTCATAACTCATATCCATTGCACCAATATCACTTGGGAATAAACCCATCATTGTCCATACAGCAGTCTCTTGTCCTGCTGCACGATCAATCAAACGAACCGTTGCTGATCCCTTATATGATGGTGTTTGACCATTGATATTCATTGCTGAATTACCAATATATTCCATCCAACGTTCAAACTTTTCTCTATACTTATGATTTTGATCATCCATCACAGTAACTGTCCAATCAGCAAATGATCTATCACCAGCAACCTTGATCTTACGACCAAGATATGGAACTTCTACAACACCTGTAGTTGCCGCAGGAATAGATGATGCTTTACATACAATCTTGAAATCATCATCAAATGATGATCCAAGAATGGATGCTTGAGGTAGATCAATCTCTACCTCAAAATGTGTAGGACGCTGCCACTCAGTGAATGAACTTTTAAAATTGTCAAGACTTAATGCGCTCATTTGTTTTCTCCTTATCCAATTACTTCACTGAACGCAACACCAGTTTTGGTAGCTACGAATGTTAATGTAATGAAATTAATTGATTTAGTTGGTTTAATATAGAAGTCTGCCTTAAACTCATTTCTATCAATAACCTCACCCGTATTGTTACTATCATCACATACAACTAGATAGTCGTACATACCTCTACGTCCTTTAACGTCACGTAAGAATGGATCAACCATATTAACAAATTGTTTTCTTGTGAATGCATCATTAAATTCAAACAAGAAGTACTTAGATACTCTAGATACTGCTTGCTCAAGGAAAATAAACAATCTGCGTACATTGATTCGATCAAATGCACTTGGTTTATTAGTCTTTGTCTTATCACCCCAAAGTACAGTACCTTGACCTGGGAATGAAACAATTGGATTAACAGCATTTTTATATAGATCATCTCTATATGCTTTAGCTGGGTTCCAAGCTAGTTTGACAACAGACTTGATATTACCACGATTAAGACCACCTGGACTCCACCAAGGATCTCTTACGCTATCTGTGTATACACAAAGACCAGCAACTTCAGCATTAATAGATATCCAACGATACTTATCATTATACTTGTCATATTGATATTTAAAGTTACCATCAATAACTGCATATGTACCAGCTTTAGTACCAACATTCAAACTCTTTCTATAATCAATAACATTACTAGAAATTATTGAACTTTGACCAATATATGGAACAACTAACTCTTCTGGAGGTGAGATAAATGCCATACAATCACCGCGGGCTGCAGCAACTTGATTGACAACTTTCTCAGCTACTAACTTAGCACTTGCTTCAGCAAGACTAGAAGCACCACCAGTAACACATAGATTGATTTCAGTCTCTTCTGGATTTACAAATAAATCCCATCCTTCTGACCACTCATCATCATTTGGTGTACCAGCTAGACCACCAGAGAATAGTACTGTTCCGTTACCAGAAACAAACTTATCTGATATACACCAAATCCACTGAGAGCCCTTATTAATAACTTCATCAGCAAAAATATTTTCTCCAGAAGTACCAGTTCCTGTTGAATCAGAAGAAACAATATATGACTCAACTACTGTATAATCAACTGCTTCCCAGTAAAGATTTGTATTAGTACCAACACCAGGTTCAATATCACCAAGTGATTGATCTAAGTATTGAATACATTTCCAAGCAACATCACTATGCCAAACAACTGTACCTGCAAGATATGATGCTGTATTGTTATATGTTGTTGCTGAATGAACCAATTCGTTATAGTATTTTACTACAACTGCATATTCATTGTTTGATGAATCTGGTTCTACATCAAAAATATTAGCATCAGGATAAGTTGACCAACCAACTGAATCTGAATGACTTACTGTGATATAGTTACCCATATCACCTGGATATTTTGCAAAGAACGGTTCTGAATTACCCGCTCCTGATAGTGTGGCATATTGAGAATCGAAGTCATCTGCATTTTTGATAAGAACATTTCCACCGCTATCTGAAGCGTTTGCAGAATTGTTTCCATCTAGATCGACAATACGAACCACTTTAATATTATCAGCATATCTTAAAAAGTTTGCAGTTGAAAAAAAGCTAGAAGCTGTTCCATCATCTGGTCTACCGAAAGTTGATACTAACTGATTTTCTGAAGTGATTGTAGTCGGATCCATTACAGGTCCCCAACCGAAGAATCCTACTGTGGCACCTAAACCACTAGCAACTGGAGCAACGGTTGTGGAGAGATCAACTTCTTTAATTTCTACACCTGGACTTAATTGGAATCCCATAGTTACATCTCCCTTAATAATCTTACAATGTTTAAAAATTTTATTATAATTATTTATAAAAACGAATATCTAGACCACTTGCCAGAGTTCGCCCCCCTCATTAATATACTCTTCTTCTGTACCATCATCAAAGAATCCAAAAGGTAACATATTATCTTCAATTTGTTGTATTTGATCAGCATATAGTGTTTTTCTTATATCTTGATTAGTCAAATCTTTAAATATTTCTTGAGAAGTCATCCAAGAAAATAGTACTAATCCCATCACAACATCATCATTCGATCCATCACCTGCAGCGAAAGATCTACCCTTCATTACAAAAGATGATAATTCTGATATTGTGTCTATATCATTAATGACTAATTTATCATTTTCTAGTAGATCTTTTAAATTTGAGCATCCAATAGCTTTCACTTTCTTTGTCATTTTCACACCAAAACCATCAGATCTTGTTTCACTCATAGCAATAATATTTTCATATTCAAGATCATAGTTGAGTATATTTAGTACTTCTTGACCCACAGAATCACG